TTACGGTAACGGTGTTGCTGTTACTAACACCATAACACAAGCGCTGTTGTCGATGCGCGGCGGTGCTAGTGATCGTGCTGATCCCATAAACACTATCGGCATCACGCTACCTGTTAGTGGAATCGCACAAGGCACTAGCTTCATGGAACTGACAACTACTCCAGGTACACCATATGGCGTTGGTCTTTCTGCTGCTGCAGCTGGTGCTGGTGGATTTCAGATAGCTGCAAATGCTTGTTACTTGTACGTGTATGATGTCGGTGGTAGTTAGTGGCAGGTAACTGGGTCTGGGTAATCACTGATACCACAGGAAGGGCTATTGCGGAGGCAACTCCTGCTACGCAACGACAGATTACTTGGTACCTTAGTGCTCCCTGTGTAGCCTCATTCACGATCGACGGCATGCTATGTTCACCAATGATTGCGGAGACCACAACGGACCTGTTGGTGTATCGTGACCAGACGAAGATGTTTCGTGGTCGAATAGGAACATCACAGGATGCACTTGACGAAAATGCACATACTGTTCAATGGTCAGCAATGGACTATAGGAGTATGCTTGGACGTAGATTGGTATCTCCAGGTAACTTGACGTATACTTCACAAGACCAAATCGACATTGCGTGGAACCTAATCTCGGTAGCGCAAGGCGGTTCTGGAGGTCCTTGGGGTATAACATTAGGCAGACAAGGTAGAGGAATTGTACGCACAATCGCGTTCAACAGTGGCGCCTATGTTGAACCTTCCATCACAGACATGTCAAACTTAGACAATGGGTTCGACTGGGAAATAGATGCGAACCTCAAGTTCAATAGTTGGTTAGTACCTACACGCAATATCTATACAGGATTAGGCCGAGGACAAAGTGTTGGACTAGTTCTACGCTACGGCGATAATGTTAGAAAAGTAACCCGTACTGTTGACACAACGAAGTTTGCAAACGTAGTACGGTACTCGGGCAGTGTAACTGCAGGGTCTGTAACCAAAGATATTGAAACGGAAGTACTATACACAGGAGCTTTTGGTCCACAGGGGCGTTGGGAGTCTTCGGTCTCTAATCCTGACTTAACAGACGTCAACGCGGTGAGTGGAGCTGCATTAGCAGAGTTGACGAGAAACGCTATACTGTTACCATCGTACCAATTGACACTCACACGCGGCTGGTGGGATCCAACACAATTGTGGCTGGGCGATCTAGTTACAGTTAATATACATCGCGGACGGTTAAACGAATCTTGGCAGGCACGTGTGTCGCAGATTGGTTTAACGGTCGGTGACGAAGCGAACGAAGAGAACATTGTTGTCACTGTAGGCGCACTACTTGGCAATATGCTTACGCGTGTCAAGAGTAATGAAAAGGTGTTGTATAAATCAATCAGAACAGGAGCATAAAATGCCAGATCAGCCAAGTAACAACCCTACGGAAGAGGAAGAAGCCCCTGTACGTCACGGCGCTGACAATCCGCATCCTGACGCGCCCGCGGCTCCCGTTCAGCCAGATCAGCAGAGCATGCCTGGTCAGTATTTCCCTGATCCTGGTTGGGCTCCCAATACCGAGCAAACACCCGAGCCCGAAGAAGAGCCGTCTCACCCTGTGGAATCACCCAAAGATACCCCGCAAGGTAAATAATGGACCATACTCAAGCGACGGTCCTGATCATTGAAGGTGCGTTCATTGCGCTGGCTGCTTTGATCTGGATCCTTATCACGCTTACTACTCACAGGTGACGCTTGCTCGTGTATCAATGCCGAGTCCAAACTACTCCTCAAGGGGAGGAGCAAGTGTTCGGCTCATAGTGTTGCACACGTCAGAAGGTGCAACTACGTACCAGTCCCTTGGTAACTTCTTCAGGAATCCAAGTTCTGGTGTGAGTTCCCACGTCGGCATTGATAACACACCAAATACAGTAGGCGAGTATGTTTCGCGCATAAATAAGGCTTGGACTTCCGCCAATGCAAATCCGGTGGCAGTCCAAGCTGAATTGTGTACACCGTCAGGTGGCTACTTGTGGTCAGCGGCGCAGTGGCAAGCTCAAACAAACATGCTTAAGAATACCGCTCAGTGGATTGCTGAGGAAGCCGCAGCGTTTGGTATTCCGATCGTCAAGCTCACGCCGCAGCAAGCGCAATCCACAGGGAGAGGTGTTTGTCAACATTCTGACCTTGGAGCTTGGGGCGGAGGTCATGTTGACTGCGGAGTCAATTTCCCCATCGACCAAGTCATTTCAATGGCGAAAGGTGGTTCACCGACACCCACTCCTCCGCCAACAAGTACAGGAGAGGACAATATGATCCTGACAGATCCCGTATCTGGAGGCGTTTGGGTTTGTGATCCGAAGAGTACGCCTCCTGGTGCTGTATTCAGTTACGAAGGTGCACCATATCTCGGCGGCACGAACAACAACAAGATGAATGCGCAGAGTTTCCCTTGCGTAGGCATCGATGCACTACCTGATAACAAGGGTGGTGGCTACCGAATCGTACTCGACTTTGGCTCGGCGGGGTCTGCAAATGGCGGCGATCGTTATCGCCGCTACAACTTCCCCCGTAACGGGTCAGGCAAAGTATAATGACAAGTGGCACTCTGGCCCGCCGTTCGCCTGGTCGTTCTATTCTTGCTCGGCGTGACGCTTATTCTCGATTCCGTATTCGGGGACGGGAGCATCGACCGAGTAGTGGAGCTGGTCGTGGGTCTGATCTTGATCGGAGTGATTCCGGTCGATGTATTGATGGAGCGTATACTACCCGGAAGTCGGACGAAAGAATAACGGGTGGTACTGATACATCGGAACCGTGAACAGCGTTTATTCTTCCTAGTCTGGATTGCCATAGGAATGAGTTCCTTGGCACTATTGCTCGTGTTTTGTCTTCTAATTCTACTATGGACGGGGTGATGCATCTGGGTAACTACATGGCAGGACCTTAACTCTTGCGTTGATTTGGCTTACGAGCCCTGGCTTCGGCTGGGGCTCGTTTTTATATGCGCAGTCGTACCTTGGAATAAAGACTTGTCATTCTTTTTGAACATGCGCCAGTACGCATAATGTCTAATGGCATCCCTAGCATGCCTTAGACCCGCGACGTAAAGTCCTGCCTCTTTCATTTTCACGTCATCCCAAAATTGCTTCCCTGTGGAACTGCTTTGCCATTCCCCGTCTGTTCCTGTTGCCTGCAAGTACATCTTCACGACGCCAATGTACTCGCGCGATTCAAGAAGTGCTGGGCCATGTGCTCTGTTTTCGAACGTTTCACATATCACTATTGACGGTTTGTATTCGACTAGGAGACGCCAAAGTTCTAAATGGTGTTGTCCACCCAAATGCAAGGCATAAATCTCCCATGGTTTTGCTTCGCTTTGGACTACGGCAACACCCGTTGTTCCTCCAGGATCAAATGCCATTGCGTAGCTTGCATACTCTAGTTTAACACTCATTGAATACCTTTGAAACCACTGAGTTGATTACCCCCTTTGTTGATTCTAAACTCTAGTTAGACCAGCTTGTACTTTAGTTAAACTCAAGGAACAACTAGAGTTAGCTAAGCTGAAAATCTATGATCCAGTAGCCTCAGTTTCATTACTAAGCAAGTCCTCTAGTTCTTCTAGGACTGTACGTAGGTGCTTCAATGCACTTGTACGATCTCCCGATATGATGAATTCAGGCTTCTTCTCCTTCTTCTTGATGATCCGGATCTCTAGGTCCTCCACTTTCGGATCTGACTTGTCTGCGTTCTTGTTGATGAAATAGACGCGCTCGTTCGGTTCAAGTTCTCGGCCAAGGTGCTCTTCCATTACTGCACGCTGAACGAGTTTCCATCCTTCGGCGGTCTTCCTGTTGTAGTACCCATTCGGCAATTGAATAAGTGTACCTTCGGGAACTGGGGTACCTCTAGCCATTACAACTCACCCCAGCTCTTGCCCGTAGCAATTTCGACATCGAATGGGACGTAATCGCTATACACTTCTTTTGCGACACGCGGCATTACCTCCTCCATTAATCGGCCAACCTCCTCGGGCTGGTCCGTTTCGACAAGAATGCTATCATGCACAAGCAGGCGAATGTCGAGTTTGTATTTCTCGTGCAACTCCATCGCTGCATGTAGACAGATATCACTTGCAGTACTTTGGGGAACGAAAGCTAGTCCTTCCTTAATCACGTCCTTTCTGTTGTCATTAGTCACCAGCCAAATACGCCGATGACGTCCGAACGCTGTTGTCAAATCATCTTCGCCATCAAGGATCTGGTGCTCTATTCCTTCACGCCAACGAACGGTGTCAGGAATCATTTCGAAGAACGTGTCGAGGTACTTCTTTGCTTCGGGCACCGGGATGTTATATTCCATTGCCAGGGAATACTCCTCTCGACCATACGCAAGGCCGAACACAACAGCCTTTGCGCGTACTCGCTGGTCCTTGGTGAATCCAGGACCAAAAAACCTAAGAGCCACCTCATTATGAATATCCCGCTGATCAAGAAACAACTGACGTAGATACTCGTCACGAGCTTCGCAAGCCAGAACACGAAGCTCTGCTCCTTTATAGTCACCTTGTACAAAAGTCTTGCCTTTTGAAGGGATAAACATACTACGCATTGTCGAATCTCGGGGCACGTTCTGAAGATTAGGATTCCGACACGCTAACCTCCCTGTGGTAGTACCATGCAATAAGAAGGTTGGATGCACACGACCTTTGTACATGCGTCGGATAATACCTTTGACGTAGGTGCCGTAGAGTTTAGCCTGCTTCCTGTGTTCAACCATAAGCATGGTGAACTCTTTGGCTTCCACAGGGGAGTTCGGCTGTTGTAGAATATTGACTAGGATATCGATACTTGTTGACTGAACTCTAATGCCGAGTTTGAGTAGTGCAGCTTTAACTTGCATTGGGCTACGAGGATTCTGTACCCACTTCGATAACAACACTTCCAACTCGACTAATCGAATCTGGAACTCGTCGGACAACTGTTGAATGTATGGCCGATTCACTCTCAGCCCACGCATCTCGGCATGCATAAGCATATTGCTTGCACGCACTAACATGTCGTGGACTTTAGTTGTTCCGGTCATTTCCATTTGTTGTACGTACAGATCCTTCAACAAGTATGTACATACAACATCGTATGCATTATACTTGTAGAGGACAGGCTTCGGAATGTGTGCGAAGTTGTCCCCTTTCTTCTGCAAGTACTTATGGATCTCGACGTTGTAGTTTGGAGCGCCTAGCTTTTCAATGGCAAGATACTTTAGTCCGTGAGTTCCTTGTCTTTCGTCAAGTGCATAACTGGCAAGCATTGTATCGAATCCGAGCGAGGCTGAGGGCGTAATGTGTTGGAGCCCAGCGAGATCAAACTTTCCATTGTGGGCGACAATTCTAGCCCGTGGGTTATCAAGTACACGGGCAAGCATATGCCGCACTCCGGGATCACGAAGCGCGGTCTCACCAATAACGATTGCACGTCCAGGAGCGTAACTGAGACCAACGCACAGCAGTTGATATTGATCTGGATGGACGAACTCGGTGTCTTTTTCGGCCCCGACCTCGATGTCGACGACCACATCCCCAGCTCTTCTATACAACTCGGACAATGCTTGGCACGACTCAGCGACTTGATCAAAAACTCTAAATGTTGGGGCTTCCCATCCCACTCGGATGTCATGCTTCACCTTTCCTATATCATCCACGAACATTGGAAACGCATCGGCCTGTCGTAGAACATACGCAGGGTGAACAGTAGGTACTATTCTTATTCCTGGGTAGAGGTGGGACTCCTTAGCAGGGCCGACCCTGAAGGATGTAATGGCGACCTTAGTATCGAAGATGGCGGAGGCAGCAACATTGCCGAGTGCCACAATCGGAGAGCCATTCGCACATGCTTCTGATACCTCTGATTTGAGTCGTTCACTGCACGCCTGTACATCTCTTGCACTTGGAGTAGCATTGTCACGAGGTCTGCAGAGACAGGCGTTGGTGATGACAGTAGTTTCTCGGCGGAGTCCATGGCCACGCAATACTGTCTCCAGTAGTTGTCCGCTTGGTCCAGTAAACGGTTTGCCTGTTCGAGCTTCTTGAACACCGGGTGCCTCTCCTACGATCACCAGTTCTATTTTGTCTTTGGGCCATTGAGTAGGAACGAATATCGCTCGGTTGGTATTAAGGCTGCACTCTTCACACTTGGCTAGTGGATGTCTTCTCACACCAGGCTCTAAAGTCGTCAATATTCACCTCCACTAGTGAACTGTACTCTTTGATGAAGAAGTAATTGTCAGGCCGCTTGACTGCAGGGTCAGTAATTAAGTACCCTTCCAAAGCGTGTACGATTGGTGCAGCAGAATCTATACCACGAACAATACCTTGATTGGCAAGGTACTTCGCTTCAACAAGGTGATCAGTACACCCTAGAGCGTGAATAGGCACATCGGAAATGTTTCTGATTTTCTCTGCACCTATAAGTCTACCATACATGCCCAGCGTTTCACCCAACAGCTTCGGAAGTGCGACACTGGACACGTCGTAATCCAACGCTGTCTTTAGGATGGTATCGAACTCATCCCAATTCTTTGCTTGCAGAGGTACCATAACATTGTACTGTGTTGCGAATGGCATAAACTGGTGCATTAGTGCTAGAGTCGCACCACAATCGGCAAGTACGTCTGGGCACACAACTTCATGCGCACCAATCTTCGTTGCCAGTTCGAGTAGAGTCTCTGTTCGAACTAGCTTAC